GACGAGCTGAGTAAAAACAACTTCTCTAATTTATTCAACCTTCTCAATAAAGACCTTGTCTTAGAAGAGTTAGTTTCCAATAACAATGAACTTGCCGTTCAGTGTCGTCAGATACTGGCTGGTAGTTTAGTTTGTTGTTCAAATATTGGTACACCCAAATCCAAGTTCTTTGAGGATATGGGTTTTAAAAAGGAAATTAAATATCGTTGGGATAAATTATTATTCAAATACACAGACTACGAACAATGGACATATAATCAGGGCTTTTACCATTTACTCTGTATAGAGTCATTTAGGTATTGCCTTAATCAATCTGTTCTTTTAGTGAGTGGTCTAATGGATACATATTATACCCTTAAAGATATTATACTAACTGATGTTGAAATAAATTTTATGTTAGAAAAATATTTCTCCCTTTCTGTTCGTGATGAGTTAGTTGAATGGTTTAAATATCATTCTAACTTTCTCTTCGCAACGATAAATTCCGATTCTGAATTACCCATTGAGCCTTCATTTAATGAAGATGCCGCTGGTTTTCTTTGTGGTTCGAGAATTTTCCGCCTTAATAGGAAACTTCTTTATGAGAAGAATCCTGAAAATATAGGCTTTTTCTATACTATTATGGACTGTAAAAGGTCATTCCCCGAACTTTCCTCAAGTCGGGAACATATTAGTAAAGAGAAACACCGTGATAATCTTACGGGGAAAAACCGAAGGAAAACAATGAAAGAAAATGGAATTTGCCTCAGGGAAGAGGGAAACTATATTATTGATCTAAAAGAGTCAATTACTTCTGTGGTTGACTCTGTATTTTCTACCATAAGAGAAGAAAAATTAATTTTCAGGTTACCTACGAATAACTCATGTTATGAGAACGCCCGCTCTAGAGGTGGGAATTTAGGTTCTCTTTTCTCCTTAAAACTCTTAGGAGTCTCAGACACAAGTGAGGATTTTCTTCCTTGCGAAGTGGACCAGATTCTTGAGAGGACAAGAAATCAAGTAAACACATTCCCAATAACAGGAAAAATACCCAATTTGGATTGTGTACATGGAGATATGAGTTACATTCATGAAAATGAACGATTAGGTCCCTTATTTAATTGGGACCCCTTCCCCTTAAAAGAATGTCTCGCAGATTGCATCAAAGAAATTAAGGGTCGATATTATACTACGGATAATGAGCGTAGATCAAAAATTCGCTTACAATCAAATAAAAAAATCGGTCAACATCGAAAGATATGGACCAATCGATATTTAACTGTAGCTAAGGTTGCCACAATTGGCGAACCTATGAAATTCCGCATAGTTACCTCTGGTAACATGTCGGAATATAATATTGGTCGTATGATGCAACGCCCCCTTTGGGAGCAACTCCACTCACATCCTGTATTCACTCTATCGGGTTCTCCGATAACAGTAGATTACATTATGGATCGAGTTCGGGGTGTAGTCGGTGGGAAATTTGTTGCAGGAGATTATTCAAATGCAACGGATTGCCTTGATCATCGTCTAAGAGACTGGGCATGGAAGGAGATATGTAGGAAAACTGG